CGAAGTGTTCATGGGCGGGTAATCCGTTCTTTCTTTTGATGCTCGGCGCAATGTCGGGTGGGGGTTGTTATGCCTAGTGGTGGTGCTCGTTCTAGTAGTGGCCCTGCGCCTGATCCGTCTGCTTTGCGGCGTGATCGTGTGGGCGATGCGGGGTGGACGACTTTGCCGTTGGGCGGGTTTGACGGGCCGGTTCCGTTGTGGCCGTTGAGTGGTGCGGATGATGTTGAGTCGGTGTATTGGGCTGAGCTGTGGTGCAAGCCGCAGGCGGTCATGTGGGCGCGTCTCGGTATGGGGCGTCAGTTGGCGGCGTATGTTCGCGCGTTTGTGGAGTCCACGGAGCGTGAGGCGTCGGCGGGTTTGAAGACGGCTGTGCTGCGTATGGAGGGTGAGCTGGGTTTGAGCTTGCCGGGGATGCATTCTTTGCGGTGGAAGTTTGCTGAGGATGAGGTGGCGGCGAAACGTGGTCGGCCTGTGGCTGTGCCGCGTACTGCTTTGGATGATGTTTTGGATGCTCAGGGGTGAGCGTGTTGCGTGTTGTGCCCCGTTGGGTTCAGGCGCATTGCATGATCCCTGATGGGGATTCGCGCGGGTTGCCTTTCCTGTTGGGTAGTGAGCAGGCGAAGTTTATGGTTGAGCATTACCGGGTGAAGGCGTCGGCGCAGTTGGGCGATAAGTCGTCGGCGTTTACGTTTCGCCGGTCTCAACTGGTGCGGGCGCAAAAGTGGGGCAAGAGTCCTTTTGTGTCGGCGTTTGTGTGTGCTGAGGGTGTTGGCCCGGTGTTGTTCGACGGGTGGGCGTTGGGCGGTGAATTGTTTGATTGTCGCAATGTTGGGTGCGGGTGCGGGTTCACGCATGAGTATCGGGCGGGTGAGCCGATGGGCCGCGCGTGGGCGACTCCGCTAATTCAAATCACGGCAACGTCTGAGGATCAGACAGACAACACGTATGACGCTTTGCGTCCCATGATTGAGTTGGGGCCGCTTGCCGAGATCATCCCGCGGACGGGTGAAGAGTTCATTCGGTTGCCGCGCGGTGGCCGCATTGACGCGGTGACCTCCAAAGCAAACTCTCGACTTGGGCAGCGGATCACGTTTGCCGTGCAGGATGAAACGGGCCTGTGGGTGAAGGCGAACGGTGGCTACAAACTGTCTGCTACTCAACGCCGCGGTCTTGCCGGTATGGGTGGCCGGTCGATTGAAACAACGAACGCGTGGGATCCGGCGCAGGATTCGGTTGCTCAGCAAACTTTTGAGAGTCCCGCGTTGGACGTGTACAAAGATTTCCGGCAACCGCCCGCGAACTTGTCTTTTCGGGATAAGCGGCAACGGCGCAAAATCATTGCCTTCAACTATGAGGGCGCACCGTGGGTGTCGGCGGATGCGATTGAGGCTGAGGCTGCGGAACTGATGTTGAAAGACCCTGCGGATGCGGAACGCTTCTTTGGCAACCGAGTTGTTGCCGGTACGGGCACTTGGTTCCAACTTAACGATTGGGATTCGCGGGCAAACCCCGTTGACGTTGATTCGCGCGCAATGGTGTGTGGTGGGTTTGACGGGTCGGACAATAACGACTGGACGGGTATTCGGTTGGAAACTGTCGGCCAATACCAATTCACGCCCACCTATCGGGTTGGTGATGATGACCGGCCTACCGTGTGGAATCCGGTTGATTGGGGCGGGCGTATTCCGCGCAGTGAAGTGTTGGCCGCTTTTGATTTCATCGAAACGCATTACAACGTGATCCGTTTTTACCTCGACCCCCAATTTTGGGAAACCGAAATTGACATGCTGGGTGAAAAGTATGGGGTCAAGAAGTATTTGAAATGGCCGACTAATCAGGTGGGCCGCATGTATCCCGCGTTGGAGCGTCTGAAAACTGACGTTACCAATCGCGAATCTAACTTTTCGCACGACGGCGACAAGGTGACCTCACTGCATGTCAACAATGCGGTGATGCGTGCCCGGCCTGGCGATAAATATATTCTCGGCAAACCGTCGGAGCACCAAAAAATTGATCAGGCAATGTCGTCAGCGTTAGCGCATGAGGCGACATTGGATGCGTTGTCGGCTGGCGAATTTGTCGAAACCGAATCTAACTTTGTGTACTACTAACCCGTAGGGGGGCTGTTATGGACTCGACCGAAGCCCTGCGGTTGGTGAATCGGATGTATGCACGCTTGAACGGGCGTCGTCCCATTATTGAAAAGCGTGAGGATTATTACCAGGGCAAGCAGCCGTTGTCGTTTGCTACGAAGGAATGGCAGGCCGCGAATGCTGCCCGCTACTCCGGCTTTTCTGACAACTGGACGCGTCCTGTTGTGGATGCTGAGGCGGAGCGGATCAACCACACCGGTTTGCGTTTTGGTGATGACAATGCTGCTGCGGCGAAATTGTTGTGGGAGTCGTGGTTGCGGAACGAAATGGAAATGCAGTCGTCTCAGGGGTTTGTTACCTCGCTGACGACTGGCCGTTCGTTTGTGATCGTGTGGGGCGGCGCTGATGGTGAACCGCGTTTGACGTGGGAGCACCCGTCGAGTGTGGAAATTGAGTACGACTTTGAGAACCCGATGGTTCGCAAGGCGGCGTTGAAAACGTGGGTTGACGAAACACACGAATACGCGACCTTGTACAGCCCTGATGAGGTTTACAAGTATGAGCGGGCACGCTCACTGCCGCACGATGAACGCTTGTCTCAGGCTGAACAGGCAAAGGTGCGGTTCGCCAATGAGGGCGGTTGGACTGTGCGTGAGGTTCCGGGGGAGCCGTGGCCGATCCGAAACCCAATCGGCGCTGTGCCGGTTGTGGAGATTCCGAACCGGCCTTTGCTGGGCGGTGACCCGGTTTCCGAGATCCAGGGTGTCATGCCTATGCAGGATGCAATCAACCTGTTGTGGGCGTACCTGTTCCTTTCCGCCGACTTCGCGTCCATGCCTGCCCGCGTCGTGTTGGGTGCATCCCCGCCAATGGTTCCGGTGTTGGACGTTGACGGCAAACGGGTGAGTGAGCGTCCCGTTGATTTGAAAGACCTAGCCGAGAAGCGTTTGTTGTACATGAGCGGTGGGGACGCGCGCATTGATTCGTGGGAGGCCGCGAAACTTGACGTGTTCACGGAAACCATTGAGGTTGCCGTGGGTCATATTGCTGCTCAAACTCGCACCCCACCCACCTACCTCGTGACCCGTTCGGGAATGTCGAACGTGAACGGTGAGGGGTTGAAGGCGTCCGAGATTGGTTTGGTCAAAAAGACGTTGGAGTTCCAAACGTTTGCAACTCCGCCGATTCGTGAGGTGTACCGGCTGATTGCGTTGGCGCGTGGAGACTCCGGCCTAGCCCGTCTGACTGGCCTTTCGACTATTAAATGGGCTGACCCTGAAATTCGGTCGGATGCTCAACTTGCGGACGCGCTGACAAAGCTGCGTGGCATTGGGTTCCCGCTGGAATACATCATGGAGCAGTACGGGTTGAGTCCGTCGGAAATTTCACGCGTTCTGGATATGAAAGAACGTGAGGATCGCGTGCTGATGGACTTTGCCGTGCAGGATGCCGTGGACGGTGTTGAGGTTGCAACCTAAACAGGTGGCCGATCAACACCGGGCGGCGCGGGCGGCGCTTGCTGACCGTGTTACGCGCGACTCGTTGGCCCTGTGGCGGCGAATGGACATCGTGGAACTGGATGCTTCCTGGAACACTATTGGCCCCGCTATTGGGCGTGTGGTGACGTTTGGGCAGGTTGAGGCGGCACGGCAAACGGCCACGTTCATGCAGGGTGTTGAGCGGATAACGCCGACACGTTTTCCGGGCGTGGATTTGGCTGTTGAGTCGTTTGGTGGGGTCACGTTGGCGGGCCGAGATGTGACGGCGGAAGCGTTTGGCGCGGTGGCAACTACTAAGGGTTTGATTTCTCAGGGTGTGCGTTCCGGGGATGCGTTTTTACGTGGCGCAATGTCGCTGGCGGTGCTGGTGGGTGCGGCGGTGCAGGACATGGGGCGGCAAGCCGATATGACGTTGGCAACCGCTAAGGGGTTCACCTCTTATGTGCGTGTTGTGTCCGCTGGTGCCTGTTCACGGTGCGCAATTTTGGCCGGCAAAGAGGATTACCGCACACCATTTTTGAGGCACCCCCGCTGCCGGTGTACCTCCTTTCCTGTGCAATCGGACGGGGCAACACCGGAGGGCATGTTCAGCAACTCTGGTGCCTATTTCGAGTCGTTGTCGCCGGGTGAGCAAAACCGTGTGTTTACCAATGCGGGCGCTGACGCAATCCGTAACGGGGCCGATCCGTCAAAAGTTGTGAACGCTCGACGCGGCTATTTCGGTTCGAAACCTGCCGGTGTTCCTGTGCGGCGGTTGCAGCCGGTGCAAATCGGTGTGCGCCCTGACGGGTCACCGTTGACCGTGTTTGCGACCGGTGAGGGCACGACGGTTCGTGGTGCGTTTGGTCGTGCGGAGACGCGGGCGGGCGCTGAGGCAACCCGTCAGGGCCGCTACCGACGGACAACGAGCTTGCGCCTGATGCCTGAGCAAATCGTGCGCATGGCTGGCGATAACCGTGAACGGCTTGTTGAGCTGTTGCAGCGGTACGGCTACTTGTACTAGCCGCAAAGATTTCCGCTCCATAGCGGGAGAAAAAGCACCGCAACGGTGCGCCAACCCAAAAGGAGCAATTCCTGTGGAAACTGACCTACCCGAAAAAGTCATTGACGAAATCACGCCTGACACGGACACCGCCGACTCTGAAATAGATGAGGCACCCGTTGATTGGCAAAACAAGTTTGAGGGGCAGCGGAAAGTCAACCGCGACCTGGAACGCAAATACCGGGAAGCGACTGCGGCAAGCGCAGAACGCGACGCCGCAGCCGCGCTCAAGGACAAGCCCGCAGAAGAGCAAGCGTTAGAGGCCGCACGCGTTCAGGCTCGCGCCGAAGCAACGGCAACCTCAAACGCACGTCTTGTGAAGGTGGAACTGAGGGCGGCAGCGAAAGGCAAACTAGCCGATCCCGCTGACGCTTTGGCCTTCATCAATCTTGCCGATTTTCATGTGAACGATGACGGGGAAGTTGATTCCGCCGCGCTCGATGACGCCATAGACGAACTGTTGACCCGCAAACCCCATTTGAGCGCGGCACCCGCAAAGCGATTTGAGGGCACCGCCGACCAGGGGGCCAACCGAGTCAACGCACCGTCTCAGCTCACAGCACTCCAACTTCAAAGCATGACCCCGCAGGAAATCAACGCGGCACGCCGCGACGGTCGCCTCAAGTCATTGCTTAACCAGTAACTACAACGAAAGGGCTAAATCATGGCCGTAACAAACTTTATTCCCGCCATTTGGTCGGCGGCGTTGCTTGAGGCTTTCAAGCAGTCAAACGTCATCATCCCGACCCTGAACCGTCAGTATGAAGGCGAACTTGCCTCCGGCAACAGTGTCAAAATTACAGGCATCACCACGCCGACGGTTCAGAACTACGCGACCACTCGCACCCTGACCATCAGCGAACTGTCCGACTCAACTCAGTCGCTACTCATCAACCAGGAAAAGGCAATTTCGTTCAAGGTTGACGATATCGACCGCGTGCAGGCCGCTGGCTCGTTCGAGCCGGTCACCCTCGACGCTGGCCGCGCGCTGGCTGAGGACGCTGAGGACTACGTGATTGCACAGCTCAAGGCCAACGGCACCGCGGCTGGCACCACGGCAATCACCACGCCCGCGAACGCGTTTGCCGCGGTCGTGTCACTCCGTCAGGCACTGAGCAAAGCCAAAATTCCTGCCTCACAGCGTTACCTTGCCGTGTCGCCTGAGTTCGCGTCTCTGCTGCTTGCTGAGGGTTCCAAGCTGACTTCGGTTGACTCGGCTGGCGCTGATGGAGAACTGCGCAACGGCGTTCTCGGAAACCTCATGGGGTTCACCGTGTACGAGCACCCGCAGCTCACCCACACCGCCAACCGCCCCGCCGCTATCGGCTACCACGGGCCGTCTGTTGGATACGTCGGACAGATTGCAAAGGTTGAGGGTGGACGTATGGAGGCATCTTTTGCCGACTACATCCGCGTGTTGAACGTGTTTGGTGCAAAGGTTCTGCGCCCGACCGGTGTTCAGACGTTCTTGCCCGCCGCGTAAGCAAACAATCTAGGAGTTCATGGTGGACGCATTCGCAACGTTTCAAGATTTACAAGCCCGGCTCAACCGTGAGTTCACGGAAGCTGAGCGGTCGTGGATCACGGTTCTGCTTGAGGATGCGTCCACCTACCTCCGTGATGACGTTTTAGGGTTGCAGGTTTACCCGCAAGCCACGTCAACGGTTGAAATGTTCCCCGATGGGGGGCGGGTTGATATTCCAAACCCGCCTCTCATCTCCATCGGTGCGGTGACGCGTAGCGGATCACCGGTTGACTATGTGCGACGCCACAACACCGTGTACGTGCCCGTTGAATATGTGCCCGAATCGGTGGGTTTGGGCGGCTACGTTGAAACCCCAATCTTGGTGACCTTCACTTATGGTTACGCGCTTGCGCCGGAGTCGTTGAAGCGGTGGGCGTGCGTGCTCGTCTCGCAAGCCCTGCTTCCGTTGGAGCAAAACTTGGGGCTTACCGTGGGCGGGCTTAGCTCTGTTGCGGTTGACGATTTCAAAGTGGCGTTTGCGGATGCGGGCGAAATGTCCGGCATTGCATTGTCTGACCGCAACGTTGCTTTGTTGCGGGAACAGTTTGGGGTCAAACAGTCTTACGTGGTCGGCACACGGTGAGCATTGCCAACGGTGCAACGCGTATGGGCCGCAATCAGGCTGAGGCGTTGATGGGGTCGACGTGTACGGTCACGCAGGTTGCTACGGGTTCCATTGACCAGTCAACGGGATTGCCGACAACAACCACAACGGTTGTTTACTCGGGCAAGTGTCGCGTCCGTTGGGCGTCGGGCAATGCAAATGAGGTGGACAGCGCGGGCCAAATTTTGGCCGTGCAAACGCCCACCGTGTCCCTACCCATTGACGGTTCCGGGTTGGTGTTGCCCGACATGCTTTTGACCATCACCGCAAACCCTTTGGACACGTCACTTATTGGCTTTGTTTTCCGCGTCAAGGGTGTGCAGTTTCAAACGCACTCGACGGCGCGACGGTTACAGGTGGAGGTGTTGTCATGACTGATGCAATCAAATTTGACTTTGCCGAGATTGGGCAACTGTCGGCTCAGCTTGGTGAACAGCCCGCGTTGACGGGTAGGAAGTTGCGGCAAGCCGTTGAGGTGACCGCGCGAAATGTGAAAGATGCGTGGAAGCAAAAACTTGAGGGTGAAAATGGCGTGCCGCACGCGCCCCGCTCAATCACTTACGACATAACCGCAAACCCCGGCGTGGTGTCGAAAATTGAGGCCGAGATTGGTTCGGAACGTGGACGTTTGCAGGCCGCCATTGTGACAGTGTTGGAGTTTGGTGCGCCGGGTAACAACTTGCCCCCCCGTGGTTACGGCAACGGTGCTCTAGCCGACAACGAAAAAGACTTTGTGCATGGGCTTGAGGTTGCTGCGGAGATTTTGCTGTGAGCTGGGATGACACGACGGCATTGCGTGCCCTCGTTCAATCGGTGCCCGCGCTTGCGTCGAAAACGTTCATTGTTGAGGCGAAAAATCCGCCCCCAAATGAGCATGTGAAAGTGTCAGTGCCTTACGCGGTGTTGTTCCCCGCGCAGGGTGTTGACGAGTCGGAGCGTGCCACCTCCCCGCGTAGCGTCACGCATCCTGAGTTCACGGGGTGGGTTGTTGGCGCGAGTGCTGAGCAGGCGGGCATTGTGCTCGATTTGTTGAAGGCCAAACTGGTTGTCAACGGGTCAGGTTTGCGTGTGAGCGTTGCGGGACGGTTGAACGACCGCGTATTTTTTGAATCGCCGGTGGCCGCACAAATTGACCAGTCGGTGACCCCGCCCTTGCACTATCACGTGTTTCGTGTGGGTTGGCGTTCGCAACCCGCTTGACCTGTCCCATTCAGACAGCCCTTGAAAGGGGTTCATAGTCATGCCCTACATCAGAGTCAAAAGCCCAATAACCGGCCATGAGTTCGACGTAACCGCGGAGCACGCAACCACACGCCCCGACTGGCATGTTGTGGACGCCACTCCGGTTGCCGTGGCCCGCCCTCCTAAGCACGGCAAACCGTTCAAGGTAAATCCCTTACCTCCAAAAGTTGAACCAGTAACCGTGCAAACGGTGCCCCGGTTCTCTCAAAGCTCAGCCCCTGCGGGGAACTGAAAACCCTCCGTAGGTCTTACGGAGTAAAGCCCCGCACGGGGCCACACGAAAGGAAACACAATGGCCCTGGAAACCACGCCCGCGAGCACTTCCACAGAAGACAACTACCGCATCAAGTTTGTGCCGACAATCGCCGGGGCCGCTCTTGCGGCGTCCGAGTGGACTGACGGAACCGACATCACTTACTCACTCACCCCCGACGGGTGGACGCCTACGCAGGATCAGGCCGTTGTCGCTGACGACCGTCTGACACTGGATCAGGCGTTGGAGCGTCCGGGCAAGAAAACCAAATCGTTGATGCTCAAGTATGTGGACGGTGCGGCGGGGGCCGTTGCCGTTCTCATTGAGGGCACAGCCGGTTTCATTGCCGTTCGTTCAATGGTTGCGAACAGCGAGACGGGTGCCGCCGCTCAGAAGGTTGTTGTTTGGCCGGTCACCTGTGGTGAGCAGATGGATGATGCGCCCGTGTCAAACGGTGTGTTCACGAAGTCGCAAAAACTGTTTGTGACTGGCCCTGTGACCCGTCAGGTGATTATCGCTTAGACGCGTTTTGACTGGTGGGGTGGGCGGATCGCCGTCACGCCTGCCCCACCTCAACACTGTTGACGGCGACGGCGAAAGGTACAACCATGAGTTTTCTTGACGATTTGGCTGAACAATCAACGGCACCCACCCCGTCGGTCGATGTTGACTTGACGTTGAATGGGAACTTGCACACGTTGCGGTTCAAGCAAATGAACGGGCTTGCGTGGGCGGCGGCAGCGGATAAGCACCCGCCGCGCCCTGACATTCCCATTGACCGGCGATACGGCTACAACTTGCGCTCCCTCGTTCTCGCTGTCGCTCCCGATACGGGGTCACGTGTTGAGGGTGACGAGTTGCTGGCGTTGACTGAGGATGAGTGGCGGCAACTGTTCGCCGCGTTGCCTGGTGCCACGGTGGGCCGCATTTGTGACGCAGTGTGGGGAATCAACGAGTATGCGCCTGAGCAGGCGGTGGAGGCGGCAAAAAAAGCGCGCAGGCTTTCAGCCGCCAAATCGAGTTAGCAGAATCTTTAGGCGTTGCCCCCCGTCGCCTATTTGGGTGGGAGCCTGCCGAGTTCACGGAGTATTTGTATGAGGGTGAAAAGTTGGTGGGTTCGGTAACTCGGCGTGAGGCTGAGTTTGACGCTGGACAGGTTGCGTTGCTTTTAGCTCACCGACGATTGCAGGCCGACCGTGGCCCGCATGGGATCGCAATGTCGGACGCGGTGAAACCGGAGAACCAGTATCGGTTCAAGGTTTCGCCGGTGCCAACTGTTGACCATGCGGCAAAAGCGTTGGCGGATACGCAGAAAGCGTTTTACGCAAAGTACGACAGGCCGGGTGAGCCTGCCGACCGTGCCGGGCATTTATGGTCAGTCATTTTGCCGGATCTCCCTACGGAGTAGAAACCCAACCCGCCCAATGCCTGTCGGCTGAGTTGCCGAGATTGCTTCCCACCCGTGCGCAATCCATTCACGGTTCAGCTCGGCTGAGGCGAACTGTTCAACCTGTTCGCTTCTGGTTTCTTTGCCGTTGGTCGGGAGCCTGACGAATTGGTATTCCATACCGAAAAACTACCTGAATAGAGGCGACCGTGGCGGATAGAACAACAAAGGTCACTCTCATTGCGGAGGTCAACGGTTACGTTTCCGGCATGGAGCGTGCCCGCCAATCAACTTCCAACATGGCGTCCGACTCGCAGCAGAAACTTGCCCAGCAAAGCCAAGCGTTTCAGTCACTTGGTGTTGCGGCGGTAGCTGTGGGTGTTGTTGCCGCCGCCGCCGTCGGTTTGGCCGTGCGCTCGTTTTCAAACTTTGACGCGAAATTGTCGGAGATCAAGGCGGCAACCAACGAGACAACGGAAAACATTGACTTGCTTGGTGCCGCCGCGATTGAGGCGGGCCGGGTTACAGCGTTTGGAGCTGGTGAGGCGGCTGACGCCATCACCGAGTTGGCTAAGGCTGGCGTTTCCACCGCTGACATTCTCGGCGGTGCGTTGTCGGGGGCGCTCGACTTGGCCGCGGCGGGTCAAATTTCTGTAGCGCGTGCGGCGGAAATTTCCGCAACGGCCATGACTCAGTTTGGTATTGCGGGGTCTAAGGTTCCCCACATTGCCGACTTGCTTTCCGCGGGTGCGAACAAGGCTCAGGGTGGCGTTGAGGAACTGTCGCAGGCGTTGAATCAGGCCGGTCTAGTGTCCGCCGCCGCGGGTTTGTCTCTTGAGGAAACCGTGGGAGGGCTTGCGGCCTTTGCGTCGGCGGGCCTGTTGGGTTCCGACGCTGGAACGTCGTTCAAGTCGATGTTGCAAAGGCTCACTCCCGTTTCCGCTGAATCAAAAAGGGAAATGGACAGGCTGGGGATTAGTGCGTTTGACGCTCAAGGTGAGTTCATTGGGCTAGAGGCTTTCGCGGGAAACCTGCGCGAGTCAATGGTCAAGTTGACGCCGGAGCAGCGGGCCGCATCTCAGGCAATCATTTTTGGCACTGATGCTGTGCGCGCATCAAACATTTTGTATGAGCAGGGTGCGCCGGGTATTGCTGCTTGGATTGCTGGCGTTGATGATTCCGGCAACGCCGCACGCACGGCAGCTCTCAAGTTGGACAACCTCAACGGTGACTTGCGCATTTTGCAGGGGTCGTTTGAGACGGCGTTGATTCAGGCCGGTTCGGGCGCAAACGAGGTGTTGCGGGAGATGGTGCAAACGGCGACGTTTCTTGTGAACTCGTTTGGTGATTTGCCGACCCCGGTTTTGGACGCGGGTTTGGCTATCGGCACGGTTGCCGCGGCGGTGCTGTTGGTTGGCGGTGGGGCGCTTATAGCGGTGCCGAAAGTTACCGCGTTCAAGTTGAGTCTTGACGCGTTGAACGTTTCGGGTAAGGCGGTTTCGGTGACACTCGGTGCGGCAACGGTTGCGTTGGCTGTGGTCACTTTGGCGGTTGGCGCAGTGTTTCAGGCTATGGCTGATCGAGCGCAAACGGTGGACTCGTTCACCAACTCACTTGACACGTTGACGGGCGCAACGACTAAGTACACGCGCGAACTTGTGCAGCAACAGTTGGAGTCCGGCGACGCGGGCAAAATTGGCGACATGCTTGGGTTGACCACTAAAGAACTTACAGATTTGACGATGGACGGAACGGACGCAATCAGTGCGTTTGTGAAAGAACAACAAGATTCCAACTCAACAAACTCCGAAGCGCGTTTGCTCTATCAGGGGCTTGGTGTCGAGTTGGACACCGTTGCCGGGCAACTGCAAAAGGCTGAGGACAGCGCAAAGGAAAACCGGCGCGCGACGTTAGCCGCAACGGAGGCGACGGACGAAAACGTGGAGGCACTAGCAACCCTTCAAGGTCAAGCCGCCGCAAGCACTGACGAGATTGATGCACTGGCCGCGGCAATTCGCGGGTTCGGTTCGACAACCCTCAACGTGCGAGATGCGCAACGGCAGTTTGAGTCGGCCATTGACGACGCGACCGCCGCCGTTGTCGAAAACGGGGTGACTCTTGATAGGGGCACGGAGGCGGGCCGTGCTAACGAAGCGTCGCTCGACGCAATCGCAAGCTCAGCTTTAGAGGCGGCGGCGTCCATTTTTGAGAAAACCAAAAGCGAGAAGGATGCGACGGTTGCGGTTGAGGCCGGCCGGGCCGCTTTGATTTTGCAACTTGCGCAGTACGGCATCACGGGGGAAGCGGCGGAGCTTTACGCTGACAATCTGGGCCTCATCCCGGGGAACGTGTCAACCTCAGTGACTTTGACCGGTGCGGAAACTGTAGAGGCGGCACTGACACAGTTGTTCAGAAACCGGGGCGCGATTATCGCCCGCGGCTCTGCGGGCGTTGGCGACAACAACAACCTGCGTGCCCGCGAAAACGGCGGTCTTGAAGAATACGAAAACGGGGGAATGCGAGAAGGCGTTTACCGTGGCAGGCCGGGCGGGATCATCAAGTTTGCTGAGGAAAACACGCGGTGGGAAGCGTTCATTTCTGGCAAGCCAGGGCAGGAGGCCCGCAACCGTCGCATCCTGATTGACGCTGGGCAACGGTTGGGGATGCTCGTACCCGCATCAGCTTCAATGGGTGGACAGATGCGGCAGCAGGTTGGCCCGCAAATGGATCGTCTTGTGGCGGCGGTGTCTAAATTAGCGCGTCCCGATGAGGGGCCAACGGTTTTAGCGCAGTCGTCGGTTGATGCTTTGGCGCGTGCTGTTTCTCGGATTGATCGAACGCAAAGTCGGACGGGGGTTGCATAATGGCGTCAGTAAATTCGGGTACTAGGGGTCGGCTTGATGTTAACGCGTCGGCAATATCGAACGCTGCGGGCAACTTTTCGGACGTGTCGTGGAATGTGCAGTGGGTTGAGCGGAGCCTAACAACGGCGTTCAACAACTTTGGTGTTTCATTTTCGGTCGTTGTTGGTGGCATTGGCACTGTTGCGTCTGGAACCTTCACCTTTGACTGGCGTCCGTCTGGTTTTCAAAGCCAACAGTTAGCGTCGGGCACGACTCGCGTTTTCCACAACTCGGACGGTGTGCCCGCGTCGGGTCTTGGCAATGTCACCGGTTCGGTGGGTGACACCGGTTCTGATGCTGCCGGGCGTGGAGTGTCGGTCACTCAGGGCGTCGGTTTGCCGACGTTGAAGGTTTTGCCGGGCGTGCCGTCGTCTGTTGTTGGCACACGTGTTTCTGATTCGTCGGTTTCTGTTGCATGGTCGCAGTCGTCGGCATCTAATGGGCAACCCACCTCGAACACGATTCGTAGGCGAATCAACGGGGGTGCGTTTGCTGACGTTGTGACGATTGGTGTTTCAACGTCGGCGTCTCTGTCCGCCGCGGCGAATCAGAAAATTGAGTTTGGAGTGCGCGCCGATAATGCGGCGGGTACCTCCGGATATTCGGCAACGTCGGCGGCGATTTACACAACACCTGCCGCGCCCACAAATGCGTCCGCGGTGAAAACCGCTGGGTCGAACGTTGTTGTTTCGTGGGTGCCAAACGTTGCGTTTGTTGAACATCAGCATGTTGTGCGACGTGGCACCGTCTCGAATGGCGTCATCACTTACGAAAGCACCCCGCTAGGTGTTGTCGCTGCTGGCGTTTCCACGATCACGCACACGAGCCCGAACTTGTCGCAGGTTCACGTGTATGCGGTGTCGGCACGGAATACGTCAACGGGTGCGTTGCAGTCGTCGGAGTCTGTGTCGAACAGTGTTCAGCTGTTGACCGCTCCGAACGCCCCCACGTTGGCCGCGTTGCCCGCAAACGCAAACCGTCAAGCGGCACTCGTTGTCACGTGGGCGCACAACCCCGTGGACACGACGGCACAAACCGCGTTCGAGGTGAACTTTTCACTCAACGGCGGAAGCACGTGGTCGAGCACCGGCAAAGTGACCTCTACTGTGTCGTCTCGCACGATCACGGCGAACACGTACACGGCGAACCAAGCGGTAACTGTGCGTGTGCGCACGTGGGGTGCGGCAACATCGGGCGGGTCTGACGGTACGGGTGCGTCTGCATATTCCACGTCGAACACGGTGACGTTCAAAACTTTGCCGACGGTGACCATTGTTGCGCCCGCTGCCGCCGTCAATTACGTGGTGTCAACGTTGGACGTGCAGTTGAACTTTGCGCAGGCGGAGGGGGCCACGTTCGTTTCGGCTCAAATTGACCTGTTGCAGGGTGCAACCGTTTTGGAATCGGCTGTTTCGACAACGCTTGCCTCAACGGTGTTGGACACGTCTGTTGACAACGGTGAGTCGTATTCTGTGCGCGTTACTGTCACCGATTCGAACGGGCTCACTTCGACACTGGTGACACGCTCGTTCAACGTCGTGTACACCCTGCCGGTGGCCGCTGGTGTCACGGTGGAGTATCTTCCGGATTCTGGCATCGTGCAGGTGGGTTTGACGTTCCCTGCCGCTAGTGGCGGGCTGGTGGCCGCTGCGACGGTGACCGTGTTTCGTACCATTGCGGGTGTCCGTGAAACGGTGACAAGTCGTTTCCCGATCACGGGTGGCACGCTCACCATTTTGGACACCACGCCGACCATCAACGGGGTCAACGGGTACACGGTGCGCACATTTTCAGACGATGAGGCAACGGCTAACGCAACCGCGACGGTTACCACGAACGAGGGGGATATGGCTTTCCTTTCGTCGGGGCCGGGCTTCGCTGAGATCGTGAAGTTTCAAAGCAACCTCCGCGTTGCCGCGACCGGCGCGCGTGAGCAGGAACTTGTGAGAGCTGCCGGACGCGTGTCACCGATTGCCCTGTTCGGGCCTGCGAAAAGTTTGCAGGTTTCCGGGTCGGCAACATTGTTTGCCGGTGACGAGTCCACCCCGCAAGACGTTGAGGCATTCATTCGTGCCGCGGGTGTGTGTTGTTATCGGGATGGGACGGGGCGGCGCATGTTTGGCATTGTTGCCGGTTCCATTGAAACGGTCTCGGCGCGGCAATCAGAGCTGCAATTTACGGTGACGGAGGCCACGTGATCTCCCTACCGTCTGGCGCCATCCCGGTGAGGGATGCGACCACGCGTGAGGTGTTGTATGGGGCGCGGTCTACGTCGTTTCGTTTCGAGTTGCTGGCCCACAATCCGGCGACGGGTATTGAGGCGTTCGCGGGGTTGCTTGATGGTGTGCAGTTGGACGGGTCGTTGTCGTGGGTGTCGGGTGCGGGGGTCAAAAAGTCCGGCGCGTTGTCGGTGGTTGATTTGTTGGAGGCTGGGCCGGGTTTGACTCGGATTGCTGACGTTGATTTGTTGCGCACGCGTATTCGTCCGGTGATGGTTGTTGAGGGTTTGCCGGAGTTTCCGTTGGGTGTCTATTTGGTGACTGCTGCGCCTGAGTCGTGGTCGGGTACGGGGCGCACGTTTGCTTTGGAGTTGCACGACAAATGCACGGTGTTGGAGCAGGACGCGGTGGAGGTGTCGTTTACGGCGTCGGCGTCCGTGCCCGTGCTGACAGTGTTGGCTGGGTTGGTTCAGTCGGCGGGGGAGCGGATCACTGTTGACGGGCAGGACGTGCGCACGTTGACGGCACCGTTGGTGTGGGAGGCGGGCACGTCAAAATTGCGCATCGTCAACGATTTGTTGGCGGCACTCAATTTCAACAGTCTCACTATTGACGGGTTGGGCAACTTCCAGGCCACCCCGTATGTGCGACCCGCTGACCGTTCCATTCGATACACGATGTTGAACGATGTTGAGGGTGACACGCTTGTTAGGGAACTGTCGGATGGTGCGGAGTCCATTTATTCGCCGGAGTGGGCGCGTGACCGGGATGCTTACGGCGTACCGAACAAGGTTATCGCGGTCGCTGTTGGTTCGGGTGATGAGGCTCCACTGTCGGGCACTGTGTCAAATACGGATGCCAGTTCACCGTTTTCTATTGTGGCGCGTGGGCGGACGATTGTTCGTGTTGTGTCTGGGGTGGACGTGCCGGACTTTACGGGGTCGCCTGATCCTGCTGCGGCGACGGTCGCGTTTTTGACGGCGCGGGCTAGTGAGGTGTTGATTTCGTCTTCGTCGGTGCAGGCGGGTGTGTCGGTGAAGTGTTTGCCGATCCCGGTAGACCTTTTGGAGGCGGTTGTGTTTGCTCATGCTCCGGCTGGTATTGATGCGCGGCATACGGTTCGGCGGGTGTCGTTGGCGCTCAGTTTTGCTGGGTTGATGCAGTTGGATTTGGTGGAGGTGCAATCGTTGTGACTGCTTTTGTGTGGGCGACGGTGACTGCGGTAAGTCCTTTGCGGGTGCGTTTGGATGGTGACACGGCGGCGTTGACGTTCACGCCCGACAGTTTGATTGACACGGCATCTGTGGTCGTGGGCGCGCGTGTGCGGGGTGAACTGTCGGAGCGGCGTTTAGTTATTCATGGCGTGGCGGGGGGGTCGGCGTCGGGCGGAGCACCGTCCGGCAATGTGGAAATGACGGCTCGCGCCACTGCCCCCTCGGGATGGTTGATGTGCGACGGTGCGGCAATAGCACGTTCCACTTTTGCGCAACTTTTCAGCGCGATTGGGACAACTTACGGTGCGGGCAACGGGTCAACTACTTTCAACATTCCTGATATGCGCGGACGCGCCCCGGTTGGACGGGATGCAGGCCAAAACGAGTTCGACACCCTCGGCGAAACCGGGGGCGCCAAAACTCACACGCTCACCGCTGCCGAGATGCCTACACACACCCACACCCAGAACAGTCACAATCACTCGCAGAACAGCCACAACCACACGCAGGACGTTCACACGCACGTCCTCGCTGGGTCGAATGGTGGCTCTGCAAACCTAGGGCCGTCCGTCACGTCAAACTCGAACGGAGACTTCGGCTACAACCTACCCGGCGGGCGCGCTCAGGCCACCAGGGCCACGAACCAAGCCGCTACCGCATCGAACAACGAGACGACGGCCACGAACCAAAACACGGGCGGCAACGCTGCCCACAACAATCTGCAGCCCTACCTGGTGCTGAACTACATCATAAAACTTTGACCCCATAAACGCTCCCACTCATGGGAGTAGCGCCGGGAGACAGTCGAGATGGTTTCTCTTACGGGTTCGCCCGAACAACTGTCGTCCTCACCAGCCCGGTAGCAGCAGCACCCCGCACTTGACCGTTCCAGGTTGAGTGCGGGGTGCCCGCCATCCACCAGCCCCGCCTTGTGTGGGGTTTTTCTGTCACACCATTTTGGAGGTTCGCGTGAAACTCACAACACCGGCACCGTGGGGTTGGGAATCGCAACCCTTTAAACCGGGCGGCGTCCACAACGGCATCGACTGGGGATGGTTCAACCGTGACCCAGCAGGCACCCGTCGTGTCGTCGCCGCCGCACCAGGGCGTGTCATTGAAGTGGCGAACAATGCTGGCTTCAATCGTGGTTGGGGCAACCGGGTTGCCATTGCACACACCACGCGAGCTTTCACCACGTACAACCACGCCCCCAACAACGGCATCCGGGTAAGCGTCGGGCAGATCGTGGACGCGTCAACGCAAGTGCAAGTGATGGGTGACACGGGCACCGCAAACGGCATCCACCTGCACTTCGAGTTGTACATCGACGGCAACCGGGTTGACCCACGCCCATACTTCACTCAAGACCTTCCAGGCGTTTCGGTCATTGCGGCACCACCGGCCCCCACCCCCGCGCTCGGCGTGCGCGATCGCTTGACCGGCGTGAATGGTGCCAACGGGCGCACAGTGCCACAAGCTGGCGGCACCGCCACTCTTGCGTTTCGCAACACTGCTGTGACCATGCAAGCGTTCACCACTGCCGGTGCGTCTGTGGAAGGCAACCGACTGTGGTTTCAGGGCGTGAACGGTCTTTGGTATTGGTCGGGTGGGTTCACCAGTCAATCCGTTTTAGGATTGACGGACGCAACACCGGTGCCGTTCGTGCCGACACCCCCCGCGGTCGTATCACCCCCCGTGGTCGTATCACCCCCGGAGGTCCAACCGCCGGTGGTCGAACCCGACCCGCCCGCGCCCCCCGTGATACCCGAGCCGGTCGAACCGCCCACCGAACCCGAACCGGTCACCCCAATTCTCGTACCGGTCGAAGTGCCCACAAAACTAGAAACGCCGACCGAAACGGCGCAAGGCGACGAAACACCAGCAGGCAAACCCAACCCCGCCGCCATCATCATTGCCGCCCTCGTCGCCCTCCTAGCCGCCCTCCTAGCCTTCTTCCAACAAGGGCCACCCGCATGACCGACATTACGGCGACCATGAAACCGCAAGACCAAATCATCTACCTGCTCGGTCAAATCCAGGGGGAAGTGAAATCACTCCACGCAAGTGTGGAGGCTGGCAATTCACGTCAAGCATCCATCAACGCGTCCACGTCGGCTGACATTGCCGCATTGCGCACACGCATTGAGGAACACGGGGAACTTCTTGCCGTGTTGAAAGCTCACGCCGTCCCCCGCATGACGTGGCCGCAACTCGTCACCGGGTTCGCCGCTGTCGGTGCACTCATTTTGTCCATTCGCACGTTGTTTCCCGTTGTTTAGAAAGGCACCCATGATTCAGGAATATGCGAAGTTTGTGTCTGCCCTACTCGGTGCGGTCGCCGTGTCGTTTGCCGGGTTGATCCCGGAAGCGTATGCACCGTGGATTCAAGCCGTCATCGCGTTGGCCGCTGCTATCTCCGTGTTGGTCATCCCCAACCGCCCGCAGGTGTCCGAGTGAGCGGCGACAAGGTGGGCGAATACACCTGCCCTATCGATCCGGCAGACCTGACGCAGTGCGACAGCTGCCAGTAAGTAACTCCACACGAAACGGCCCCGGCCTCACTTCCCTTCACAGGGTTGTGGGTCGGGGCCGTTTTTTGCGTGCCCGGAAGGTTACGCGGCAACACTCACCCGAAAACGGGTGTCTTTTGACACGAACGCGGTACCTGCCGCGACTGCACGCAATTCGTTTACCCCTGGATGCAAATAGCGTTGCGTGGTTGCCATACTCGAATGGCCGAGCATGAGCTGAACGCTGCGCAGATCGCCGGTGGCTTTGTAAGCGGCGGTTGCGCCGGCGTGCCTGAGTGAGTGCGGGTTGCATCCGGTCAGGCGGGTCATAATTTTGTTGACACTTGCGGAGTGCATGTGCCCGCTGATGCGTCCGGGGAAGTAGTAGCCGCGACCCTGAATGCGTTCTAGTGTGAGCAGTGCATGCATGAGGTCTTCGTTGCAGTACACGACCCGTTCCTTGTCGCCTTTGCCAACGATGCGCAACTCGTCATTGGTGCGCTGGCTTGTGTGCAAGGTGGTCAGTTCGGTCAGGCGCAGGCAGGCAAATCGGGCTAGGTAAATCATGGCCGTCTGCCATTGGTCGGCAACGATGAGCGCGTTTTGTAGTACGTCGTCGGCGGCAACGCGCGCAACCTTCACCGGTACCGTGATTGGTGTGAGGTCTGCGGCGGGGTTGGATGTCACGTTGCCGGTACGGTCGGCCCAACGGTAAAAAGATCGGTAGCTTGAGCGCAACGATTTTCTGGACTCTGCCGAGTGCGTGTCACGTCGGGCGGCAAGCATTTGCTCAAGCTGCCCGGTGGTGACTGTGGTGAGGTTGTAATGGCGGCTCAAGTGTGTGAGGTGGGTGGTGCGTAGTTTGATGGTGCCCGCGGCTCGACCCGCTGCGGCTAAGTGTTGGGCATATTCGTCGATCATGGCGGTTCCGTTTCTCTACTCTGAGTGGAAGTTTGATTTAAGCGCGGCTGCCACATCACGCGCGCGTTTTAGTTTTCGCGCTAAGAGTTTTGGCTGGCGCGCGGGCGAAAATGTAAAACGTTCGCAGAGTGGTTTTGACTATGGATGCGGGTGTGGGCGGAGTGGTCAAGCGTGTAACCGGCAGGTTCTTGGTTCGAGTCCAAGTCGGGGAGCCCTACAAAAAACCGGGTCACGGGAATGTTCAAGAATTTGGCGAACATGACCATATCTGAGCCGGACAGTTCTACTTGCCCTTTGGCGCGCCGTGTGACGTAAACGTGGCTTAGTCCCATTGCGAGGGCGGCGCGGCGTTTGGTGTATCGCTTGCGGGATAGTTCGGCGTCGAGGTTGGCGGCGATTGTTTCGCGGGTTGCGAGTTCTGCGGGTGTCGATTCGATGTTTGTCATGCCCAAATAGTAACGCATAGCGTTACTGCATGGCTAGAGGCGCGTCGACATTCGCAACAGCGAACATCCGCTTGCGACACGCCGTAACGCAGTACGTAACACTCCCGCGCTGTATGGCAACGTGTCACGCATGGCGAAACAAACTCCCTGCGATGTCGCAGCCGAAGTCCGCGCGGTATCCGCCCGGCAAAACATTTCCCACAGCCACCTAGCCGAACTAATCGGCATCACCCGCATGTCTATGAGCAGACGGATGAACGGGTCGGTGCAGTTCAAGTATGACGAGCTGCTGGCCGTCTCGCGTGTGTTGAACACTCCGGTGGGCGTGTTCTTTGGTGAGCGTGCCGCGTGACCGGCGATATGGCTGCCGATCCGATCTTGCTGATCGTGGTCGCGGTGATCGCATGGAGTCTCTACTTCATTGTTTGCGCCGTGCAATCTCGGAGCGGCAAGTGACGGGCCTGACGGTCGTGTTGTGGGTGTTCGTGCTCACTGCGCTGGCCGGTATTTACGTGGCCGCGTGGGGGCTTATCCGGTCACTGCCGGTCGTGTTGCCGCCCGTCGAGGAACTAGCCGACGTACCGCCCGCTCTAGAGGTGGAGTCCACACCGTTCCCCAACCTTCTCCACAAATGACGAAAACCCCCGTATCCGCGGGGGTCTCCGAAATGAAAGGCAAGCCAATGCCCGTACTCAACACCTTACCGCCGATGATCCTCCCGGACGACACGGCACGCACCCGCAAAACCGATCCACTCACCTCCCACCAAGCCGCCGACAGCAACAACGTGTGCGATTCGCAAATGTGGGTGTTGCGTTGTTTCGACAAACGGCACCAGTTGGCCGCGTTCGAAATTGAGGCGGCGTTGGCTGGGTTCTTCTCCAGCTCCCGCGTTCGAACCGCGTTGAAGGAACTGCAAGAGCAGGGCCGCGTGCAAATTGTGGACGGCGCGTTGAAGCGCACCCCATCGGGGCGTAACGCTCGCGTGTGGACGGTGACCTCATGACCCCCTCATACGGTGACATTGCTGCCGACCAGATCATGGACAACTACGCACCCCTTGTCATGGCGGCACTCGACGGTGACCTTGCGACGTTGCGGGCGTTGCTCGCGGCAACCGCTGCGTCATCGTATGCGGCTGGTTACGGTGCGGCGGCGTCCGTTATGGGTGTGAGGTTGTGAACTCGTCGGGCGTGAACGTGGCCGAGTTCAAGGCGTGGCGTACCTGCAATGCGTGCCTGTACGAGTCGCGTGCTGATGTTTGGTACGACCCGGAAACGCGGTCGAGCGGTTGGCAGTGCCCTACCTGTAACACCGACCACTTGAGGGGCCACTGATGGTGCGCAGTCGTGCGACCGCGAAGAAGGCGGGCAGCTCGTTCGAACGGCTCGTAGCCGACTACCTCAAGTTTGCGTTGCATGACGACCGCATTGACCGGCGTGTGAAGAACGGTGCTAAGGATCGCGGCGACGTTGGCGGGGTGCGCACGATTCGCGGCGGGCGCGTGGTCATTGAGGTCAAAAACGTGTCGCGCGACAACCTGCCGTTGTGGATTCGTCAGGCCGAGATTGAACGCGGCAACGATGACGCCGCCATTGGCGTGGTCGTGCATAAACGGCACGGCTCGAACAAGCCCGCCGATCAGTACGTGTCGATGACGTTGGAAACGTTCGTGCAACTGCTTGAGGGTGGCGCTGACGAACGCCCAGTGATTGTGCTCGACCCGATGACGAAGGACGCATCATGACCGACTTGCAGGGTGTCGTCAAAGACCTCGACGAAACCACCTACCACGCACACCACGCCCTGTCATCGACAGGCGCACGGCTGCTTCTCGACTCACCCGCCCGATTCCACCACGCACAACACAACCCACAACCACACAAAGACGCTTACGACCTGGGCACGGCAGTTCACAGTCGCGTGCTCGGCACCGGCACTTTAGCCGTCGCCTACCCGGACGAACACTTGACCCCATCCGGGGCGGTGTCCACAAAAGCGGCAACCGTCGAATGGGTGGCAGGGCAACGGGCAGCAGGGCAAATCTTGCTCACCGCAACTCAGCTGAGGCACGTCAACGGTATGGCCGAGAGTGTTTTGGCGCACCCGCAGGCACGGTCATTGTTTGAACAGTCGGGAATGGCTGAGGCGTCCGTGTTCGCAACCGACCCCACAACGGGTGTGGAGATGCGTGCCCGGTTTGATTACCTGCCCGACTTCACCGTGAGCAACCCGTACAGCGTTGACCTCAAAACAACGGGCAAGTCGGCCGCACCGCATGAGTTCGTCAAAACGGTTGCCAACTACGGATACCACATCCAACAGGAATGGTATTTGGACACGTACGCGTTCACGACCGGGCTGGCAGATCTCGGCATGAAGTTTGTGGTGGTCGAAACAGCAGCGCCCTACCTGGTGGCCGTGCATGAACTGTCCGACCAATTCCGGGAAATCGGTGCATCAGCCGCCGCCCGCGCTCGCGCATTACACGCCGAGTGTGCCCGAACCAATTCGTGGCCCGGATATGCAACAACCGGCGACCCCTTACAGCCGCCCATGTGGGCCATTTACGCAGAGGAAGAATACGCATGAACCTCACCGAAAGCATTGCCCCGAAGTCGGATCAACTCAACGCGGATGACCTTATTGGCGGGCCTGTCACGGTCACCATCGTTGACGTGATCACGGGTAACGCTGAACAGCCGGTGAACGTAGTCACCGCCGAGTTCGGGCCGGAGCGACCCTACAAACCGTCAAAGTCGATGCGTCGGGTGATGGTGTCGGCGTGGGGTGTTGAGTCGGCAGATCATGTTGGACACCAGTTGACGTTGTTCCGCAACCCGACGATCCGGTTTGGGAAGGATGAGGTTGGCGGTATTCAAATTTCGCACATGTCACACATTGACGCACCGCACAAAGTGTCCCTCACCGTCACCCGTGGCCGTCGGCTGCCGTTCACCGTGCAACCGCTCACCCCGGTTGAACCGCCCAAAGACACGTCGGGGCGCGACTGGTTGAAAGAGTTGGCGGCGGCTGACGGCGACGTTGACCTGATCGGTGCGTTGGGTGGGGAGGCTAAGGCAGCTCACGCGGGCGCGGTTGTGTTGGGTGTGATCCGTGCCGAGTATGTGCGGGCAAAGCAACCCGCTGCAATCGTCGATGAGGCGCACCCTGACTTTGTTGCGGCGGTTGGCGAATGAACGCCGACCAGCCAACTCCCGACGTCGTGGATGCGCATTCGGCGGCGTGGGCAAACTTCGTCAACGGTATTGACGTTGACCTATTGCAGTTCGAGCGGTGCGTGCAGTCGGCGGTCACGTTGGACAGTGTGGTGCGCCGGTTGGATCGTGAGAGGCCGGGCGGGTGGGCTGATCGGAGCATGCGCCGTAACCATGAGGCGCGGTTGGTGGAGTTTCGCCGCTCGCAGTCGTTTCAGCGGGTCGCGTTTTCTGAGGTGGCCGCATGACGGCCCGTATTGGTTCACTGTTCAGCGGCTACGGCGGTTTGGACATGGGCGTGGTGAGTGTCCTGGATGCAGACGTTGCCTGGCATGTTGAGTGGGACAAAGCACCGTCGAAGATTCTTGATTATCACTGGCCGGACGTGCCGAACTATGGCGACGTGACGGCGGTTGATTGGTCGGCGGTTGAACCGGTGGACATTCTGACGGGCGGCTTTCCGTGTCAGGACGTGTCGTTGGCTGGCCGGCGGGCGGGAATGTCTGAGGGCACACGGTCGGGGTTGTGGTCAGAGTTTGCCCGCGCCATTGACGTGTTGCGTCCGCAACTTGTGGTCATTGAAAACGTGAGGGGGTTGCTCAGTGCAACAGCGAACAGCGACATGGAACCGTGTACGTGGTGTGTGGGAGAAAAATCAGGTGAGCCTACTTTGCGGGCACTTGGAGCCGTTCTTGGAGACTTGGCCGATCTCGGGTATGACGCGAGCTGGTGCGGTTTACGGGCTGCCGACGTGGGTGCCCCTCACGGACGATTCCGAGTCTTTGTCCTTGCGCAACTTGCCGACACCTCAAGCGGTCGAAGCGGGGTTCAGTCTGGAGGCACCGGCAGCCATGAGGCATGTGGAGTCGGGGTTCGGGTCGCTCACCGAGACAGTCGGTTACTACCTGTTGAAAACGCCGACCTCGCAGCTGGCGGTCAACGGCGGGTCGCAACACCCGGACAAGCGAAAGGCGGGCGGGCACGGGCCGACATTGGCCGACGAGGTGGAGCATCTGCTTTCCACGCCGATTGTGTCGGATGGGACGGGCGGGCCGAAGAATCTGAACGGGGCATTGTTCGCACCGCAACTGCGGGAAATCAAACAGTTGTTGCCGACACCGATTGGGGACAATACGCACCCGCAGTCCGACGTTGGGAAGCAACCACCAGCCGCATAGCCCCACCGCCCACCGTTCCCGATGGGCGGGAGGGCAATCACCGACTCTCAGCACTTTTCGTTGAATGGATGATGGGCCTCAATGCAGGTCATGTCACTGATGCGGGACTGACGCGCAACGAACAGTTGCGGGCGTTGGGCAATGGTGTTGTGCCTTTGCAGGCGGCGGCGGCAGTGCGTTACCTGCTCACTTCGGTAAATGCAGGAATGACCGTAGGGCGTTCAGCATGACCGCCGTTGCCGTCACTCCGTCAGCGACCGCTCGAGCGCGCACAGCCGCCCACACGTCCTCTGGGATGCGGACAGTGCGGGCAGGTGTCTTTGGTTGGTTGGGCATGTCAGCGGGCGAACCGGGCGGGTACGCCGTTGACCTTCATGGAAGCCAACCACGCCTCCATGTAGAGGACGGATGCGCGTCCGGGGTGTGCGGTGCGGCCCGCGTTGATTGTGATGCCTGCTTGCTGGTCGGCGGTGGCTTGTGCGGTGACGGCATCCACGTTGACTCCGTGGTTTTCGTATGTGGCGCGGACTTTGGTGGGGACTGGGGGAACGGTGTGGTTTGTCATGGCTTCACAGTACGGGGTGTATTACACCTTGTCAATACAGGAAGGCTAACACCATGACCGCCACACCGAAAGCAACCCTCAAAGCCCTCAAACAGCGCGACGGTTACCTGTGCGCGTGGACAGGCACCGACCTGGGACGGCTAGTACCCCAACACCGTCAGGGCGGCATGGGTGGCCGCAAAAGCAAACACCGACTGTCCAACGTCGTTTGGTTGGACTCACTTCTCAACGGGCTGATTGAGTCCGATCCCGTTTTGCAGGGTGAGGCGCGGCGTAGGGGAATCAAAGTCTCGTTGCACGCCGACCCGACACGGGTTCCGGTTGAGCACGCCGTACACGGGTGGGTGTTGCTCGGTGATGCCGGTGAAGTGACCGCACTCACCGTTGCGGAGGCGCACGAAATCATGCACGACTTAGGAATAGGAGTAGCAGCGTAATGGCAAAGGACAAGCGTCTGTATATGACGTTCCCGAACGACTTTTGGATGCACCCGAAAATTGCACCGCTCACCGTGGAGGCGAAGTGGGCGTTCGTGGAGATGAACGGTTACTCAAGAATGCAAGACCTGGACGGGCGCATCCCGGCTGTGATGATGCACCGCATGTGGGCGTCTGAAGTTGTGGTGGAGCTGTGTGCGTCTCACGCTGACCGGCCTCTCATGTTCCACGACGAAGCGGCGGATGAGTACGTGATTCGAGACTATGCAGCCCACCAGCAGACGACTGCTGACCGTGAAGAGATGTCCGCGAAGCGTTCAGTGTCGGGAAAGTTGGGCGCAAACAAGCGGTGGAATGGCAAACCGATGGCAAGTGCTATGGCAAACGAATGGCAAACCGATGGCAAAGGTATGGCAGAGACAGAGACAGAGACAGAGTTAACAAGATCAAAAGACTTGTCCGTTTCTGACGATCGTTTGTTCACGGAGTTCTGGACTCTCTGGCCGCGAAGTGAGGGCAAAGCAGCAGCAGCCAAAGCGTGGGCAAAAGCTACGACGAAGATTGCCGCCCTGGATTTGCTGGCATTCGTGGACACGTACACGCAACACCCCAACCGGCCCGCGCTCGAGTTCATCCCGCACGCGGCAACGTGGTTGAACGGTGAACGGTGGAACGACGGGCCACCGGTAGCCCGCTCGAGCACAGCCAAACCCACGCAGTCTGACCGGTTCCACGAAACATTGCAGATGGGCCTTGAGTTGCAGGCAGAACTCGACCGGGCAGCAGACATGCGGGCAATCGCGTGAACGCCGCACAGGTTGCCGCAGTGGTGGCAAAGATTCGTTTGGGCGATAACCGGGAGACAAGCCGTGAGGTGATTCTCGAGTGGGTTGATTCGATTGGTGATCTTGATTTTGATGATGCGGTTGAGGCTGTGCGAATGCACCGGCGGGAAACAACCGACTATCTGACACCCGCCCACGTGCGTACCAATGTGAAGCGTGTGAGGGCGGCGCGTACACCGTCGAATGACACGACACCGGAAAGGTTCAAGCAGTTGGAGGCGGGCGTGATCCCGTCAGCGCCCAAGCCTGAGAACTGGGATTCGATGTGTGCGGCGTGGAACGACCCGGCTGCGTTCGCTCGTGAGGTGGCCGTGTACAACGCGCAACTGATCGCGGCAGGGTTCGCGCCGACCGAAGCACGGTGGGCGGCATGACTTTCACCGAAACATCCAACACTCAACCGCCCGTCTGGGCTTAGGAAGGCTGCAAATAATGGCAATCGTAAACATCAAGGGCACCGTCACCCGCACGTTTTACAAAGGGTTGGGTGCGGAGGTTACGGAGAAGTTCAAGAAGCGTGATGGGGGTGAGGGTGAAACGCGGTGGGCGTGCTGGTTTGACACGGAGCATGGACTGTCTGAGGGTGCCGTGGTGAAAGTGTCGGGTTTGCATGGCGATCAGGTTGACAATTTTGTGGGGCGTGACGGCAACACGGTGCATGTGGTGAAGCGGTCAATCAACCAGTCGCGCGTTGAGGTGGCTACGGGAGACGCTGTAAGCGATTCTCAGCCAGTTTCCGCGCCCTCCGCTACAGACACCCGTTCGACAGTTGCACCCCCGCAAACGGGCGCACAGTCGAACTGGGATTCTAACGAAACTCCTTTTTGAGATGCGTTACATGACTGGCGGCTACTCGACCGCATACCAACCATCCACGCAACTACGCGAACCGGCACCCCATCGGTGCGGGCGCTGCGTTACACCGTGGGGTGTCAGCACGATTGCGTGCCCCAACAACGTGTCGGTGTCGCATGACTGACGCCGACCCGGACAAAGGGGAAGTGCTTAGCCTCATGGACACGTTGAAGGCGATGACCGAAATGGCGAAGTTGGCGAAAGAAACAGAGGCAAAGGATGAGTGACGTGGAGACCGACCGCGACATTTCGGACACAATCGCGGATCGTGACGCACAGGTTGGGCGTTGGCGTTCACTGCAACACCCCGACATTGTTGGCTACGCGGTCGGGACAAAGGGAACGCGCGTCAATCTGTTTCACGAAGCAGACGGACGAAGCTACGAGGTGTCAAAGGGCAACGTAGACAAGCCGTGGTTTGGTAATTATCCGGGGGTTCACGAAGCCGCGCGGGAGTACTTCGACACGCATCCCGAACCGAGACCGTGGCAAGACGCGCGAACGGGTGAGGTGTGGGTGCTCAGGTATTCAGACGACCTGATTCCACACGCCTACGTTATGAATTCGCGCGGGGTTTTCGTCGGCGTAATGTGCCCGTCACCGCACGATGAGAGCATCATCGCCGGTCGGCGTATCTGGTCGGAGGCACCCCATGAGTGACGACTACACGCGGGTATCGACGCCCTCCACCGAAGATGTGCGCGAATACTTTGCGTTTGGCGATTTCCACGGGTGGAGCGAACGCGTGCCAGAACGGTATGAGTTGTTCGACCGTTGGCTTGCTGAGCATGACCGGCAGGTAGCCCATGATGCGGTTGATGACTTTGCCCACCATCTTGGGCTTTGAGGGGGAGGGCTGACATGAGTGACCACCTGCCGACCGCTCCGAACTGGCGTGATGAACTCACCGACCTCGACCTGGAGTGGTTGGACGATGACATGGCCGCGAACGATGCCAACTTTTACGGGGAAGAAGATTCTGATGAGTGAACGGATGACCACACTGCTCGACGCTGTAGACGCGTTGACCCTACCGACCACGGTCAAAGTGATCCAGGGGCCGGGGAAGCCAACTGTTATCAAGCACGAACCGCTACTAACACAACTGGAGGCGGCGGTTGCCGGAAACACGGGATCGCACGAAGGATCATCTAAAACGTTGGAACGTATACCCATCGACCCCGGCGCGTTAGAGCTGAAAGGCAGCATTTCGTCAACGGTCATGAGTTGGCAGTTGCGGTTGTCAAAGTCGGTCAAATTTGACACGGTGGCGGGGCAACTACGGGCCTGGTATGCCGCCTACATTGGCACGGTGCGCACGGAGCACACCGACCTGCAATACGAACGCATCCTCACCGGCTGGAATCAACAAATTACCAACATGTTCGACCCGCCCACCCGATTAGAAATCACCGCCCCATGCCCACTGTGCAACGCCCGCGTGTCAGTAGATCCCGGCACCGGTAACCAAGTCACAGCCGTCGTTGTGGAGTATTTAGAAATCGGTGCTGACACTCTCGACCAAGCATCCGGTTCGTGTCGTGCGTGCGGTGTCGTGTGGAAAGGCCGCTCCGCTTTGCGGGAACTGCGGTGGCTTATCGAGTTGGCAGAAGCCGCCGCCGTTGCATAAGCGACACGCCGACTAAAATGAATTACACCGTTGTCATTCGTTTCGTGTACCCTGACGGTGCATGGGTTTACCGTGTCAAATTGCTCCCCATCATCCGGTCGGATTGGTGGGGTTTTGTTTTGCCCGCACACAGCTCACCACTTATTAGCCGATTCAGGCACTGGGGCTTTGATGTTGCGGGCATTAGATGACAAAGGGCGCACTCCTGGTGACGCCTGACCAGCCCCATCGTGGGAGCGCACTGGACGTGTGGGGCAGCACGGGTCAACTCTGCCCCCCTCGACATTGGAGGCGTCATGAGCACGCTTTCCGATCGTATTACCGCCGCGAAACCGGTACGCACCCGCGCCGACGTGTACAAGTGGTACGCCGGCCTCACCACGGCTGACCGTGACGCCGTAATGGGCATGCTGCTCGACCCTGACTGGTCACACCTTGCAATTCAACGGTTCCTAGCCGATGAGGGCATACCAATCGGCAAAGATACTGTGGCGAAGTGGAGACGAAGCGTTGGCTTCAATGGCCGATCGTATTGACGCGGCACGCCTAGACCAACCCGACGTTGTACCTGCAAAGTTCCGTAAAGGTGCTGAGTGGGATGACGAGGGCGGGCAGGGCGCTACTGGGCCTGTACGTGAGATCGTGTCCGATCATGGGCAACTGCTCCGCCTTGCCGGGTTAGACCCTAACGCTTGGCGCATCATCGGACGCGTATCACAGTGGACAAAAACGCATCACGACAAGCCCGACACCTACAGTTTCTTCTTCCAGTTCGAACGCATCACCGCCGGTGCCGACGCAATCGACTTGCCAGCCCTCTACGCAACGGCACGCCGACCACGCAAAGCCCTCCCACGTGCGACCGGTGACCGGGCAACCGTGGTTGTGTTCGCTGACCCGCAGATTGGTAAGACGGGGCGGCGCGGTGGCACACCTGAACTGATTGACCGGATAGCGGCGAAGCGGGCACTACTTGAGCCGCTGCTGAAATTGCGTAAGCCGTCACAAATCCTGTTGGCTGATGCGGGCGACGGCTTCGAAGGCTTTGAGTCCGGCGGCAACCCCATGTTCACCAATGACCTGAGCCTGGCACAGCAGATGGATGCTTACGGGACAGAGCTGTGGTTGTTCATCGAACAATGCCACCGTCACGCACCCGTCACCGTCGCCGGAGTGCCCAGCAATCACACTGCATGGCGAAACGGACGCCAAAACTTGGGCAAACCGTCCGACGACCTCGGCTTGTTCGTACATAAGCAAGTGGAAAAGATCACGACGGCGGCACGGATGAACGTCACCTTCACCGCACCGAACCCATATGACGAATCAGTGGCCGTCAACCTGCTTGGTACAAGCATTGGTTTAGTGCATGGCAACCAGTTCGGGCCGGGTCAGTCTGTGTCGTGGTGGGAGAAGCAAACGTTTGGCGCTCAAGCCATTGCCGGTGCGGACGTGCTCATTGCCGGGCATTATCATTCGTTTTCTGCAAACGTGGCAGGCCGCAACCCCGTCTCCGAACGGCAACGATGGTCAATCGGCGCACCAACACTCGACAATGGCAGCGACTGGTACAGGACTACGGCAGGCCGCGACTCCGACCCCGGTTTGCTCGTGTTCGACGTGACCTCGAACGGGTTCGACCTCAGCTCACTCACGATCCTCTGACGATCACCGATACTGCCTAACCGTTTGCCCCCGACCTGCCTAACAGGAAAGTGTTTGGTCACTGATGATCCCCATGCCGCAGTTTGAACCACGTTTAGACGACAACGCGTTGGTGGTGATTGCGGCAGCCGATCATGTTGCCGAACTGCTACCAAACGACACACGCGGGTTCACGGTCACCGAACGGTTAGACGGTGTAACACTTGCCGCCCTTAAAGAGATGGGCCGCAAGGTCATCTGATGGCAGGCCAATGGGTGTACGTCCCAACCGGGTCAACCATCCTGGTAACCCCGTCACCGTCCTACCCATCAGTTGGCGGGTTAGACGACATGACCGACGTGCTCGACCATTGGGCAGACACACGCACAGGAAGTTGCACCGTCATCGACGACCAGCCAACCATTACCCGCGGCACCGAATAACAATGCGCGTCTGCTCCACACCCGGCTGCGCCACCATCCACAACGGCACAGACTCACGATGCCCCACACACCTACACACCGCCAAACAAACACACTGGGCCAAAACACGCGCCTACAACACCAAAAGCCACCGCACATTCAGGGCCGCAGTCTTACGCGCCCACCCAATCTGCAACCTCTGCGGCCTCCGAGAATCAAACGTGGCCGACCACCACCCCAAATCACGCAACGACCTCATAGCCCTACACCTCAACCCCGACGCACCCCAATACGGACGCGGCCTGTGCAAACCCTGCCACGACAGGGAAACAGCACACCATCAACCCGGAGGCTGGAACCAACGGTGAACGCCCCGCTAAGGGCATGACACCCGCAGGCGACACCCGACCCTCTCGACCCCCTCAAAGGGTGGGGGAGGGGCCACAAAAAGCCGCGCAAAGGGACGCGCCGGGGAGGTGAAAAAAACGCGCGCCGGGTTCAAGACGTTTCCGAAGTGTTCATGGGCGGGTAATCCGTTCTTTCTTTTGATGCTCGGCGCAATGTCGGGTGGGGGTTGTTATGCCTAGTGGTGGTGCTCGTTCTAGTAGTGGCCCTGCGCCTGATCCGTCTGCTTTGC